AGCAGAGGCATCATATGATGGAATGGAAGGTGATGTGATTAAAAGTTTATCTTCTGCCCTTTCTTTATAAACATTTTGAACATCACTAGAATATACAGATGCTTCTGGGAAGTTAAGTGCATTTACTTTAGCAATTTTTCTTTCAATTATATAAGGATTATCTTCAAGATATCGAGTAACATCAATTTCTCCTTGTTCTTTCATAATGAAAGATGTTGAAGAAGTTATTTGACTTATAAGAGAAGGTGGGTAAGCAGTTCTTGCATCTGCAGATCTAGAAAGGACTGCCCTATCACCTACTTTAAATCCATGATCAACATCAGTGAATACTTCGTATGTCCAGTCTGAAACGTCAATTAATCCTAGTTGTTTTACTTTATAAGTTGGTGAAACATTGTAGAACCAATTACCTAACCTGTAATCAGTATTACCAATACCTAAAGTTTTAATTTTTATACTATCTTTATTTCCATAGAGACAAGCTGCTTGATCATATTCTAGATTATGAACAACAGAGGTAATTCTTACTTCAATAGTCTCATCTGGATTAACTACAGATTGTCCGTATGCAAAAGTATTAATACCAACAGATTCTGCACTTGAAATAGTTTTACCAATTCCACTTAATCCAAAGAATTGAGTTAAATTTTTAGAACTATATGAACTTACACCTACACTACCATCAATATATCTCCAATGGAGTTCTCCATCTGTTGCAAACCCAACTGTTGAGTCAACATCAAAAGTAGTAGCTCCTGCTGCTACTGCACCAACTATTCTAGTTCTAGGATGAGTGTTAAATGTACCATAAGTAGCACCTTCAACTCTAGAGTCTCTGTTATAACCTGCGTCTACACTAAACTTATAGAATGTCTCTCCAACACCCACTGCAATCTTTTCTACGTGGGTTATAGGAGCATATGCCTTCTCTAAGTCGGAACCTTTATATTCATCTTGGAATAGAGTAGATAACTCCAATTCCATAGGATCACCAGTAATAGGTTCTACTACAAAATCTCTTGTGATTTTATAGTTAGCATTAGATGGTGTAAAAAGGAAATCACGAGGTCTAATGATATTAACTCTTTCATTATATAATGCTTTAAATAGAATTTCAAAACCTCTATCTGTTCCTTTACTTAAATAGAAGTCTTTTGACTGTTTTAGAAAAACTTCTTGATTTAATTCTGGTGTAAGTTTTCTTCCTTCTAAACCTGGTGTAATTTGATGTTTTGTTTTAGTTAAAAACTCCTTTAAGAACAAACAACTTAAATTTTCTATTGTTGAACCTTTAGGATGCTGCTCTGCAGTTGTAGATTCAAAAACTAACTCTTCAGCATTAGTAGGACTTCTATAAGAAGTAACACCACTAAATCCCCTAACACAACCTGTAAACCCAAAAGTAGTTATTCCAGTATATGTAATAATCTCATCATTAATTTTCAATAACCCATAAGAATCTGGAAATCCCAAAGTTCCTGTTGGGAAATTCTGCATATCAATATCAATTGCATCACTAGCAATTCCAACAGTTGCACCTAAACCAACAGAATATGTAAGATTAGTAAGATTATCTATTTTTACGTATTGATCAATATTATTAACTAAGTCAATAGGACCACCTTGATATTCCTGACCCTGATAATATGATTTTAAAAACTCTGCGACTAAAGGATAATCGGACTTTACATATCCAGGAAGCTGGTTCTGAACTATGTTACTAAACTTAACTCTTTTTGTTGTCATTGGATATGTCTATTCTTAGTAGGATGAAGCAGTAGATGAGCCAGAGAAAGATGATGGAGTAGTTGCACCACTACCACCAGTGCTAGGAACTGAAGGAGATGTAGTTGTTGTTACGTCACTATTACGACCTCCTGCACGAACTAAGTTGCCATTGGCATAACTTGAAGAGGTAATATAATTTGAACCAGATGGATCTAAACCAGAAGCAATCTCATCCACAACCGTTTCAAATAAACTGTTACTTATATCTAGTTGCAAATAAAGATCCTGTAATCCGATAACATCATTAGAAAGAGGACATGCTGAAATTTCAATAATCGTCTGTCCATCCTTTATCATTCCAGATTGGACATTAATTGGGTTAATAGTAATAACTCCACTCTTATAATCAATAGTTCCTACGTTTCTTTTAATAATAGTAGGGGATTGTGACTCTATAGAAGGAAGAGAGAATAAGAATAGTGATCCAGTCAGTCTATTGGTGTTTGGTATGTCTGATATGTAAACATCATCCATTACACCTGCTATCTTAAAGGCAGATGACTTAATATTATATCCACTCATGCTCTTGATATGGAATTCGTTTCCAAAACCAATTTGATACTCTGCAAAAGCATTTAAAACTGCTCTTATGTCTCTTCTTATATAAACAGTCGTAATATTGGAAGTTATCGCCTCATTACTTTGGTCAATAATGTTTAAAAACTTACTATATTTGAATCTAGCACCATATTTATTCATATCTGAAGATTCTGCATATTTTTCAGCATTATTTTGAACTAATGTGGAAACATATGCAGCATCGGGAGCAAGATTGGTGTTAAAATAGATTTTTGAGTTAACTTCAAGGTACAAATACTTCAAATCAAGTATTTCTGGAACGATTCCTGCTACAGCATACTTCTTTAACTTTAATTTTATCTTTTCTTTGATCAAACTTGGTAAAAAGTCACCAGTTCTTGGTTTTATGCTAATAAAGACCTTTCCAAACTGAGGAGGGATCAAATCTTCACCACCAAAAACGGAAATTGACTCAGTTTCAGGATAAATTCGTGCTGGAATCAAAGATTCGTAGTCATTTGAGGTTACTGCTCTGTTTTGAGACGAATAAATCCTTGGAGCAAACTTTCTAACGGATTCTACCGACTCAATTGTCTCTCCACCCGATGCAGAGAGTCCAGTAGTCATTAATGAGATGCCAGAACTAATTGTATATGACTGAGCATTACGTGTATATTGAATTCTACCTGCAAAATTGAAAGAACTTAGTCCATTTGCAGAATCTCCAGCAGAAGTGATGTAATTGATGGTTATAAAGTTACCATCTTCCAATTCTTTTCCAAAAATTCCATCTCCGAAGAATATTTGATATCTTTCATCTTCAATTTCTTGCAAATAGTAAACTTTTGAGTCAGAATTTACGTCAAATAAACTATTTTGAACACTATATTTGGTTTCTGTCGTAGATGCTTCGTTTGGACGTACAGAAACGGTAATTAAATCTGTATCAACTCCAATATTTGGTAAAACAAACTTCTGATTTGGAATTCTTGATGAAAATGTAAAGGTTTGTGTCAAAAGTGTACCTTCAAAAACCTCAACATCGTTAAATTCTGCAATTCCATTAAAAACTGGAACCGTAATATCACTTAAAATTGAAAAAACGAAGGATTGACCACCAAATTGTGATGATGATGCTGCCACTGGACCTTTTTTAAGGGTTAATGTAGCAGGTGCAGGGTTAATTCCACTCGTATTTACGAAAAATGATACAGTTGCTCTTGCTGCTTGCCTTGGACGGGGTACATAACCTATATTTCTTGCTAACGAAACGATATTTTCTCTTAAAGTTGCAGTATCAATGAACACTTCATTAGTGATCATGTTCGCATTATAAGAAGTAATGTAAGTATTGTATGCCAGAACATCTAAAATTGTCGAAAGATTAGATCCCTCGAAGTCATAATCGGTAAAATTCGAGTTTGACTTAAGATATTCTTGTAAAGTTGATTTAACTTGGTCAAAATCCAAGTTAGAAAAGTTAGCTAATGGCATTTTACCTATTCGACTGCAATACAAATTGTAATTCTTGTGCTGGAATCTCTATTCCAATAATTTCATATACAATATTTACACCAAAACCGTTGTTTTCATAGTCTGGAAATGCCTTTACATCGATCAATTCGACTCTTGGTTCATAATTGTCTATAGATTCACGTATTTCATCAATAATGACGGTTGCACTAATCTCATCAATGTTCTCAAATAGTGATTCAGTAATCCTAGATCCAAAATTAGGGTTAAAAAACTTTTCTCCAGGTAATGTAAAAACGATATTTCGTAGAGAACGTGCTATGGCATTGGCATTTTTAAGCGCAATCAAGTCATCATTCAGTGGACTGGACTGAAATGTCATACTAAGGTCTTTAAATCCTTGACTAACCCGTTCTAAAGGCACACTAATACACCGATTATTGTTTATTTATTAAGGATTGTATACTCTTATTCTGAAAGAGTGTACGCATCCACTTCATAATCTAATCCATCTTCCTCAAAATCCCCAAAAATCTCACTTTGCACCAAATCATCACGTTTTTTAGGGGTAAGATGGTCGTGAGAAACCTCTCTTAGCATCTTTTTCTTGGAATTTTCCATAATTTTGGTATGTTTTTACTATTTAACATAAAAAAAGGAGGGACTTAACCCTCCTTCATTATTTTCCTTGCCCTCGGTATGCTTTCTTTGCCTTATTACGAGACGTTGCGGATAGTAATGTTCTAGCCGAGCAGCCTTGACGAGTTTTTTTCGGACGAGGGATCTTGTAACTCCCATCTTTGATGCTTGATAGCATTGGCATTAGTTAATTTCCTCCAATTTACTTTGTACGGACTCTTCCGTTGCTTTAACTCTATAAGAAACACCGTCCCTTCGAGAAAGTTCGGTGAGTATCTCTGCGGATAAATCCCATAACTCTTCGGATCTGAGTTGGGAATTCACCGACATCTTAAATAACCCTTGTCTTTTCATGTCCCACACGTATGCGAGGGTCGCACCACGTCTCAATACCCATTTCCTTTGCATCAAGGCAGAACGACACGTCCTCACCACACATATCCTGAACTGCACCTGACTCAAAGACTTGCATCTTAGGAGCAAACCAAG